TAAATAAAACAAACTCATGGTAAACCAAATAAAATTAGAGGATATTATTTCAATCGAAGAAACAACGATTGAAACGCTATATGACCTTACAATACAGGATAATCACAACTATTATTTAGATTGCGGTTATCCTGTTTTAGTTCATAATAGCGGGAAAACTTTCGATATTTACGATTTGCTTATTTTCTTTTGCGATCAATTTAAAAATAAACGTAATCTAAGCATCTATGTTGTCCGTAAAACACTGAAATCATGTAGGGAAATTGCATATAAAGAGGATTTTGTAAAGAAACTAACACTTGCCGGAATATACAGCACTGATTATGCAAGAAACGAAAACCAATCTCCTGAATACACACTTTGGGGGTCAACTATTAAATTTATTGGCTTAGATGGTGGCGAAGAGCTTGGACGAAGCGATATTATTTATGTCAATGAGGCTTTAGACATAAACAACCAAAAAACAATGGATAATTTGCTTATGCGTTGTGAAATGCTTGGATTATTTGACTGGAACCCTAAATACTCGAAACATTTTATCTTTAAATGGGAAGGCAGATTTAATACTCTGTTTACCAAAACAACATTTAGGGACAACAAACATATTGACCCGAAAGTAAAAGGTAATATATTGTCTAAATGCCCATGGAGCTTTGATGATTACGATGAAGAAAAAAGATGTTGGAAAGTTCCAATAGAGCAACGCAGGCCAAATGAATATAACATTAAGAACGGAACTGCAAATTATCACGATTGGATGGTTTATGGTGAAGGAATTAGATGCCCTGAAGAAGGTGCAGTTTTCAAAAACATAAATTGGATTGAAACCTTCCCGGGTGATTGCGAATCTGTTCATTTCGGACTTGACTTCGGTTATACATCAGATCCGTCCGTCCTTACAAAAGTAGGAAGAAAAGGAAACAACATATACATTCAGTATCTTACTTATAACCCTTATGATAATACTGATATGCTATATAAAGCCGTGATGCCTTTCTTACTTGAAGAGCAAAAAAGACGTAAAAAAGAATCAAACGGGCTTGAAACTGCCCATATTATAGTTGCTTGCGATAGCGCAGACAGGTATAAAGATGTTCATTTTGTCCGTGAACTCAATGCAATTATCATCAATGAAAATAAAAAAATACAATCAGACTGCGAAAAAGCAAAAATAGACCCTGAAAATCACAAGATAAGGGGTATCCAGTTTGTTAAGGTCAAAAAACCAATGGTAACGGTTAGACTTAGCAACATGAAAAAATTTAATTTACATGTGGTCGAAACTCCTGAAGCAGTGGAGGAATTTGATAATTACGTTTACATGATTATTGAGGGAAATCAAACAAACATACCCATTGATGATTATAATCATGGCATTGATAGTGCAGGATATTGTATATGGCATTTCCACAAATGGAAATGATAATTTATGTTAAAAACTATCAAATAACAATTATTATTGAAAAAATCTATATATTTGCATTATAAAATTTAGCTATGGCATTCAATACAAGCAGAATTTATACAAGGGATGGCATGATACCATCTCAAAACGACATATTAAGTGCTATATATGGCAATAGTAATTCGACAGAAGTAAATACTAATACCGTACATGGTCAGCGTGATGCGCTAAATAAATCTTCAGTTGTTCAGGCTTGTGTTATTACAAGATGCGATGCCATAAGCAATTTGCGAATTTGGGCAAAGGATGATGATGGTCGAAAGATAAAAAACGCAACCGTTAAACAGGATTTAAAAGAACTGAATTATTACAACGAGTATCAGGATTTCAGGACTTTTAATAACATGTTGGAAGCTTATGCCTGTGTTTATGGGCGTGGTTATGTTTATAAATCAAAACTGCCAGGATTAAATAAATTTGATTATTATCCAATTTCAAACCATTTAATTCAACCGAAATACTTTCAATCATCAAATAAATTCGCCGAGAAAGAGGCTGATTATTACGAAATAGACTTGCAGACAGGTGCTGTTTTAAGGCTGGAACGTGATGAGATTTATTCTTTTATTGACAATGATTTTTTCAACCATGATGGCGTTCGTGGATTATCCCGTCTGTATTCACTTAAAGAGCCAATATCAACGCTTTTAAGTATAGGGCAAATGTCAACACAGCTTATCGCTGATGGTGGCGCACGTGGTATCATATCACAAGGCGCACGTGACGTTGATATGATTACTGCACCTTTCTTAGATGATGAGCAGGAAGAAATACACAAGGCACTAAAACGATATGGCGGACTTCGCGAGCAATTAAAATATATCGTGATGAAAGGAGTTGCAAATTATGTGCCTCTGACATCTAAAATTATTGATATGCAACTTCCTGAATTAGCTAAAGAAGCTGCATTGCAAATTGGGAAACGATTTGGCATACCAAATGCTTATTTTGCTTTAGAACCACGGTTTAAGGCAATGCCTGAAGCAAGAAAGGAGTTTCATACCGGAACTATTATCCCAGAAGCAACCGTAAGATATAAGGATATTGTTAAAATGAAAGGAATACCAACACGTGATTGGGAGTATTACCCTGATTGGTCGCATTTGGATTTCTTTCAGGAAGCACTAAAAGAAAGCGCAATTGCATTAAATCAGGCTTTGGCAGCAATCACGCCAGCAGTAACGGCTGGAATTGTTAGCAAAGACGAAGCCAGGACATTTTTAGAACCATATTTAGAATAAAGCTATGGATATGACAAAGAAACAGATTGATAAACTCCGTGAACAAAAAAACAAGGAGATTAAAAATCAAAACATTGTAATAAAATGACAGATTTAAGTAAATACACAACAAAAGAGGAACTACATAAGTTTTTAATTGAAAATAAGAAAACACTTATTGCAGAGAAAAAATTTATGATGAAAGAAGCTGATGCAATTTCGTTTTATGTTCCTATTATAACCGAAAAAGGCGATGCTTTAAAGGCTGAACCTGCAAATACACAGAATTTATTACAAAAAGATTCAATAAAAGTACGTGCGGTTATAAACACTACAAATTTGCTTGATTCACATGGAGATGTGCATATTAAAGGTCTTTGGAAAAAGTCACTGAAAGAACAAAAAAACTTGTATTTGCTACAAGAACATCAAATGAAATTTGCAAATATAATTACTGATGATGTATCCGCAAGCACAAAAACATATAAATGGCGTGATTTAGGTTTTGATTTTGACGGTGAAACAGAAGCATTAGTGTTTGATGCTAACATTGAAAAGGGAAGAAATTCTTTTATGTTTGAGCAATATGCAAAGGGATACGTAAAAGAACATTCGGTTGGAATGAGATATGTTGATATTTTCATGTGTGTTAATTCAGGCGAGCAATGGGCAAAGGAAGAAAAAGAAAATTGGGATAAGTATTATCCTGAAATTATAAATAAAGATGTTGCGGATGCTATGGGATATTTTTGGGCTGTTACAACAGCTAAAGTAGTAGAAGGTTCGGCAGTAGTAAAGGGTAGCAATTACGCAACACCGACAATATCAGTAAAAGAACAGGAGCCGCCGCAAGGCACTCTTGACAAAATAGAAAGCAGCCGTCAGTCCGACACTGTTTTTATCAATGAGTTTAAAGAAATTTTATCAAAACATTTAAAAAACTAACAAAATGGACGAACAAATGAAAATTGCGCTTAATGAAGCGTTGGAAACATTTAAAGCCGGACTGCCGAAGGGTATTTCTGAAAAAGAATACAATGAAAGGTTCGATGCTTTTAAGACAGAAATTGAGAAGAAATTCGAAGGTATTGTAACTGAAAAAATTCTCACTGCAAAGTTTGAAGAATTTTCACGGGAGCTTGCTAAGGATTTGGAAAAGTTTAAACCGCAATCTGAAAAAGAAGATGTATTTGTTTCAAAAGAAACATTTGAAAAAGTTCAGTCTGCATTTCAGAAAAGCAACAAAGGAGAAATTACCGTAAAAGCAGCAGCAGCATTTTCATCCACAAATGCAGGTGATGCAGCAGCACCTTTATTTGGTCGCGAATTAGTTCCGGGTATTCAGTCAACACCACGTCAGGCAAATGTTGTATTGCCAGCATTACTTAAAGGGCGTACTTCTGCAAGGCTTATTGAATGGGTAAACAGGATTAACGAAGACGGTGGTTCTGCATTTATCGGAGAAGGCATTTTGAAACCACTTAAAGACTGGGATTATGACTTGGAAAGCTCAACAGCTAAAAAAATTGCTGTTCGGGCAAAAGCTCCAACCGAAATGCTTAATGACTTTGAAGGGTTCCGTCAGGAATTGCAAATGATGTTAAGTCTTGACCTGATGGAAACAATTGAAGAAAAATTGCTTACAGGAACGCTGTCAAGTACTGAAATTGCTGGTATTACTACCGTTGCATCATCTTATACAACAACGGCGTTGGATGATTTAGTGGATTCTCCTAATTTTGTTGATGCTATTCGTGCTGCAATGCTGCAAATGCGATTATTGAATTACAAACCTGATGTTGTATTTATCAACCCGACAGAAGCCGCATTGCTTGATTTAATTAAAGACAAAAACGGCAATTATATTAAAATTCAGGTTGAAGGTGTACTTCGTACTTTACTGGTACAGGAAACAACAAATATCCCTGCTGGATATTTCTTGTTGATGGATACAATGAAATGGGTTGTCAAAATGCTTGAAGATGTTAGAATTGAATTTGGTCGTGATGATGACGACTTTTCTAAAAACATGATGACTGTTATTTGCGAAGCACGTCTTCACTCTTATTACAACTCTATTGATGTTGGTGCATTTATCTATTCGGATTTTGCAACAATCATGGCTGTAATTGAAAAACCAGAAAAACCAGTTGGAGTATAGTTATTAATCAGATAAAGTAAGGGTTGAAATATACCCTTACTTAATCATAAAAACAAAACAAATGAAAAAGATATTATTTTTATTGGCGTTTTTATTTGCTTTTACAGCAATTAACGCACAGAATTACGGTATTATCACCGGTTGGGGCACAGCAGCAGACACATTGGTTGCAAATGCTACAAAATCATACGAGTTTACTTATGTTGGTAGTGTTGCATCGTTAGCTGAAATAGCTATATTCACTGATTCTATATCAGGCGCACCTG